CTGCTTCTTTAATAGATTCTCTTAATTCGGGAGTATTTAATTCTGGTTTTTCTTCCATTAACTGTCTAAATAACCAGCATCCAGCGTTTGAATGTAATGATTCATCCCTAATACTCCATTCTACTATTTGTCCTACACCTTTTAGTAAATTTCTTAATTTAAAAGATAGTAAAACCGCAAAAGAAGAAAATAGATTAACTCCTTCTGTAAATGCTGAAAAAATTGCTAATGATTTAGCTCTGGCACTCCAATCAGGTGTACCATCATGGGAATCTCTAACATTCATTAATGTTTCAATTTTAGCCATTGTAGATTCATCCTCTAAAAATTCAGCAAAATTATCTAATCCTAATTCTTCATTCAATAATGAATATGCTTCGGCATGGATAGTTTCAAAGGCACCAAAAGTAACCCCCATTTTAATAATTTCTGGTTTTCTAAACCAAGATGTTACTAAATTAGTCCAATAATCATTTACTACTGTTTCTGTTTGGGCAAATCCTTTTAAAATAGTACCAATGATGTTTTTTTCATTTTCATTTAAATTTTGTTTCCAATCATTAACATCGGACATCATGGGAACTTCAGTATGTAACCAATGTGCTTGGTGTTGTTTCATCCAATAATCGTGTGCTTCAGGATATTCAAAGGGTTTATATACAATTCTTTCTTTAGTTATGTCTCGCATTTTATAAATTTTATTTTTTTAGAACGGGGTGATAAATACAATATATATTCCTAAAATTAATTCTTTTATACAGAAGAATGTTGAAGAAGTTGATGCATTGTATTTTTATCATCCTTAGTAGTTTCATTACCAAACCTATTATTATTATTTGAAGTTACTTCTGGTAACTCCGTAGGATTTTCATCCATTTCTATTATACCTGTTGAAGCATCCATACTAGCATAATACGTCATTCCATCCATACCATATCTATTTTTCATTAGGAAAAATCTAGCAGTATTGTTAATTTTATCTTTAGGTAATCTAGATAAGGACATACAAAAATCAGTAATCATTAATTTATTATATGAACCTGCCGCTTTATCTCCTTCAACAATTTCATCCCTGGCCCCTGCTCTATTTACTTGTGAAACAGACCAAACTGGTATGTTCAAATCCTTAGCTAGGGCTTTAGCAGCTACATAAGTATTATCTAATTTTTCCTTTTCATCCTTAGAGCTACTAATACTTTTTAATAAATCCACATAATCTAAAATAATCAAGTCGGGGGGATAGCCCATATCGGTTACTTTTTGAATGTGACCTTCTAATGTAGATATAGAAGCCTGACCGGGGGAATATTCCTTAATGGTTAAACTACCAGATAAGTCATCTATATATTTATTAACTTTTTCCTTGTGTAAATGAATGGTATTAACTTTTTCATTTATAAAATGCGCATCATATCTTTTACCAACATAACCTTCTGATAGTTCCAGTGTATAATGCACAACATTTAAGCCCAGCTTTACTGCATGAGCACCCAGGGCAACCATAGCCCATGATTTTCCTCCACCTGGTGATCCAAAAATTAATCCAAAATCACCTCCGCCTAATCCTCCCATCAATCTTTCATTAATAATAGGCCAAGGAGTAGGTATCACTTGACGATCTTCTTCTTTATATCGTGATTCTACATCCTTTAAGTATTCGTGTCCTATATTTTTATCTTGTCCCGCTTTTAAAGCGTTATCTATAGTTAATCTAATATCATCAAACATACCACTTGATAGTAAATCAACAGATTTTAATAGAGCATTTTTTAACGCTTGATTTTTACAAAAACTAGAAAATTCCTGTTCAACATATTCCTGGTCACTATTAACTAATTTATATACTTCTTTTAATTGGTCTACTATAGCGGTTTTTAATACCTCATTTTCTAATTTTTTTACTTCAATTTTAAGAAAATCTAATGTAGGAGTAGTGTGAAATTCATCAAAATATTTTAATGTTTCCTTAACTACCCATTGATGTGCTTGATTTTCAAAATAAGAAGGTATAATAACATCTCTGATGTTAAGTATAAACTTTTTATTTTTTAATAGTGAGTGTAAAACTTTTACTTGAAAATTGGGGCCGTATTGAGATAAACTCTTTAATGTCATAACTATTTTAACTTCTGGGCTGTAAGATAAGAAAATACTTCAGATAACCAAAATTCTGTGTTGGGAATTCCTCTTCCTAGTAAATCTTTTTGGTATAAATTTAGAAATTTTGTCTTATTAAAATTATAAGGTGGAGTAATTATTAATTCATCCAATTCCTTTTTATCTGCTTCCATTAACTGAATGTCCTCTAAACACATTAATTCATAGTTAATTTCTAATTGTTGTTTAAATAAATGAACATTACCATAAATTCCATGTTCATCTACATTATTACTAGCTTTTTGATAAGCTTCTTGTAATGTAAATTTTTCCTTGCCTGCTATTTCAGGAAAAAATTTCATTAGTTTTTTAGGACCTAACCCCTTTACACCTGGTAAATTATCTGATTTATCACCCATTAAACATTTCATAGTAATAAAATTATGAGGATATAAACCATATTGATCAAAAACATCTTGTGGTTTATAAAACTTCTTTTTAATTGGTGAAAATACTGTAATTCTTTTATTTACTAATTGTAAAAAATCTTGATCAGCAGAATAAATTATAACATCATCTTTTAATTTATTAGATAAATAAGCAATGGTGTCATCCGCTTCTATTTTATCAATAATAGAAATACTAACAGGTAATGTTTTTAAATAATCTAATAATCTTAACATTTGAGTAGAAACAGAATCTGATTCTTCCTCCAATGAAGAAAATACATTAAAATTAGTTATTCTTTTTATTTGACGATTTGCCTTATAATCTGAATAGGTATTTCTTCGATTAGTAATATTACCTTGGCCATCAAATACTAAAATTACTCTAGTAGGTCTTATCAACTTTATAGCATAACCTAACGATTTCATAAAACCTACTAATCCCCCAATATGGTTTCCCTGTGGGTTTATAGCTGGAATCATAGCAAATGAACGTAAAAATGTATTCATTGAATCAATCAGGAGCACCCTGCTATTTAGGTGCAGGGGCTCTAGATTTGACTCCTCATGCAAGTTATTGAGAATGTTCTTATAAAGTTGCTTCATCTAAGGCTTCTATATTTTCAAAATCTTCAGCCTCGGATCCTTCTAAAACTATTTCAATTGGACCTTCACCTAAAATAGCACCCCATTCACCTTGATGATCTTTTTTATAATTATCTATATCTTTTTTGTTATCAGATATAAATCCATGAGGTGTAACTATGATTTTACCTGTAGTTGTAACACCATTAATATGGTTTTTTTCAACAGCTACTTTAACTTTCTTAGCCCACTCTACTTTTTTACCATCTTTTACAGCATTTACTTTTAAATTTCCTGAATTAGATATGTTACCAAAGGTTACTATTAATGTTGAATCAAAAAACATTGTATTACCACCTTTATTTTTCATAGTAGGTGGTTGCATAGGTCCTATGGGTTTTTCAACCCATATTTTATTAATAGCAACTAGAGTATTAGTATAGGGACTAGATTCTTTACGTGAAAGTAATATTTCTTGGTTTATGAAATTACCAAATTGAGTTGACATTGCACCGGCATTCCATTCATTATTATTTTTAGCTTTTTCAACTGACATTTGACATGGAACAGAGCCAATTGAATCCCATAAGAAACAAATATCCATAGGTAAATTACCTTTTTTCTGTTCATTCATTAAATCAGCCATAAATCCTGCTACAGCTTCTACTGTTGGTAGCTGTCCTCTGTCAGCAAAAATAAAATTACCGTCAACCCCTACGGTATTTCCATCTTCGTCTTTATCTACGTTTGCATTTAGGCCCATCATAATTGCGTGTTCCCAGGACCATTTCATTTCAGTAATAATAAAGACGGGCAGTATACCCATTTTTTGCGCATTAACAGCTACCTCTAGTAAAGCAGTGGTTTTTCCAGTATCGGAATGACCACGTAATAAAGTAATATGACCAAGAGGAACTCCAGGTAATGATACCATTTCCTGCCAAGCAGGTGACAATGGTATCCATTCTTGTTCTTTGAATGTGTTATTGGAAGTTCCAAGACCTTTTGCGGCCTTAAATTTATCAAGGGAGAATGTTCCCTTTACAGACTTGGAGATATCACCCCCAAGGCTAACTTTTTTTCTACCCATTTAATTAATCTTTAAATAAATCTTCGAATTCGTTCTCGTTAAACTCCTCTTTTTTCTTAACATTTAACGTATAACCTGTATCCGTACTAGGTGCAGGTGTATCGTTTGTATCTCCCTCAGATGTATCCTCAGGATTTAACCAATCCTGAAGTGCTGTTTTCATTTCATCATAAGTAAATTTCTTATAATATTTTAACAACTCAGGTTGATCGCTAATCCATTTTTCAACTGATGTATTATCATCTGATAATGGTGTTTGCTTAGGTTTAACTCTAATTGAAGTTTGTGGATAAGGATTACCTTGAACTACTTCTACTGTCATATCAAGTCCTGATACTACATCAGTAAAATCACCGTAATCTTCATCAGCGGCATAACTAAGTAATTCTTGGTAAATTTGTTTTCCAAATTCCCAAAAACGCACTCCTTTATTTTCCTCACCTCTAACTACTATGGGAGCAAAAACTCTCATTTTAGGTTCTAACTTTTTAGCTAGTCTCCAGTTTTCAGGTTCAGATGTTTTACGAAGTTCTTTAGAAAACTCTACAATAGGATCTTTCTCACCATAATTAATAGGAGAAATCATTGTTCTGCTTCCAATTCCATAGTGAAAATAAACTTCACTAAATGGGTTTTCTTTGTTTTCCTTAAATGGGACAAATCTAATTTGTGATTTACCCATAGGTGCCTTCCAAAAATATTGACTTCTATCAAATTTCTGTTGGGTCTTGTTTTGTCCAGATGTGGACTGAAGTTGTTCTAACTTGCTTGAGATTATTTTTAAATCCATGTTTTATAACTTTTTAATGAAACGTTTATAATGTAATAACCTATTTTTAGATAACCAAATTAGAAATTAATTATTTCATGTATTTTGGTATCTAATTTTTTTAATTCACCTCCGGTAGTTAGTAAAATGCAATTTTTATAATCTTGCCAGTTCACTTTAAAACTAGTATCGAGGTTACCACTATTTAATGATCGGATTAAATCATTTAAAGCATTAATTGTATATAGAGTGTTAGATTCTTTTTTTCTATGTAAAAGTATTGTATTGTCTAATATTTTATCAGACATGTTAAATGAATCAACATTATAAGTACACACATATTCATTAGTTGATTCCACATATAGAACAAATATTTTATTAAATAAAATTTGATATTGTCCCTTGATTGTATCAACAGTAGGATTTAGAGCATCCTTAGTAGTAAATGTGCAGAATAATTTATTTGCCAAATCGTCAAAATTAATTTCGTAATCCATAATAAATATTATATATACTTTAAAGAATTATAATTACTGCCATATGCAACTTTTATAACGTAACCGTTTACTTCAAATAATTGTTTAATTTTTTCCAGAACCTCCTTACCATCCGCTAAAGAATAATCAACTAGAAATGAATCATATGTGTATAATATAACCTTACTTTGTTTATTCTCCAAATATTTTATTACTTGCTTTACAGACATAACATTATTATGTGTTTCGGCTGATTGAATTATATAGTTTAAGATTTTATTAGGTGTTGGGTTCTGTATTTGTGATTTATCTAATATTTTACCTCCTATTAATTCTAACTTACCTGTAGTATTAAATAATTCCCATAATTTATCCACATATTCATTCATTGCTTTAAAAAATGGTATATTTTTATACTTATCAAATACACCCCCATATAATTGTTTAAATGTTAATTCCTTAGATTTATTATACTCCTCATTAGTCAGCTCATCTTTAGCGAAATACATGCATCCCAATTGGGTATGGACAGAGTCCCTGTCTAATGGAAAATCGATTAGTTTTGCCAGTATTCTTACGTGATAAGCGTCATAATCATACTCAAAAAATAAATCATTTTTAGGTATAAATGCGGTTCTAGAACCATCATTTTTATTTAAAGCAGCGAAGTTAACGCCATTAAATGAATTAGTGGGTCGTGTGGTGAGATTATATAGATTATATTTAGTATACACTGTATTATCGTAGTGGAACCATTCTTTTTCATGATATTTGAAATGTTTATCAAAATAATCAGGATGTATTTTTAAACCTTGTTCCTCTATAGCTTTAAATACAGTAGGAAAAGTACTATTATAAAATTCGTTTATTTGTTCTGGGATTTGTTCTTTAATCTCATTAAAACAATTTTCCTCTTTCTCATAAATTTTTGAGATCGGTACCAACGACGTACAGAATGGTAAGCTACCATGCTTAGTATAAGTGTGGGACCAAATAGAAGGATTATCAATGGAAATGTCATCGTAATTAATATCTATAAGTTTATTAGAATCAAAGTGGTATAAACACTTTTTTTTATCCAAAGTATAAATTTTATTATACTTAGATTCAATCCAATCTTTTACTTTATTAAATGGTAATTTAAAAGCTTCCGAATGGTTAAGAGGGAAAATATATCCCTTACTATCAAATGTACGAAAATAAATAAGACAAGGTGAAGTTAAAGCAGGATGATATTCATCATTCATACTAATAACTTTTATGTAGCAGCTATCTCCCGAACAGTATAATCTATTTAGCTGTTCTTCTGTTTCAACAATATAATACATAACCTTTTATTCATACTAATATAAATCCCTTCTTGGAATACTACTACCTCCTCCTCCAGAACCTCTACTTGGAGTAGGTCTTTGTGATGAGGGTTCTAGTACTCTACGTGGACCTCGTGTTAATGTACGACTAGGTTTTTCAATATCCTCACTTTTTTTATAAAATTGTGTTAAATTTCTTAAATATGATTTTATACCTCTAAATTCTCTATTAGCGATTTCTACTTGTCTTTTATTAGTATTAATTACTTCATCTTCATTATTACCAGATATTCTCCATAATATTGAAGAAACTCTCCAAATAGCATAATTATAATTACCGTCCTTATTATTAAGACTTTTATATACTTTAGAGGAAATTTCTATAATTCTAGGAGGTTTTTCAGTGATACGTTTAGCAAAATACCTATTTAAAGAACCACGTTTATAATCCGATTCAGTAGTTACAGGTGTATAACTTAGTGGATCTTTTCCATATTTAAGTAAAGCTGAATTTTTATTATTTACACGCTCATAATCTCTATTTACGGGATTATTTACTACTTTAGTAGGGGGTTTTTTATTAGGATTAGAAGATAATTCTCTTCTATTAGGATCATAGGGATCAACTCCAGTAAATAAACTACCATTAAAATCAGCATGATAAGGTCCCCTATATGGTTTACCTGTCATATTATCTACCAAATCATCACCTGTAGCATACAGGCCGGGATTAACTAATTTTTTAGGTATATAGCTCATTTATAAAGATTGTTCTGGTCTAATTATGGTTTGTCCTCTTAATTGAGTTTTCCATTGGTTATTATCAAATATATGATTTATAGAAAAAACTATAAAAGCTATTCTATCATGATATCTTTTTGGTAATCTGTTATTAGGTAATAAAAAAGCATTATAAGGTAAAATACCACCTATACCATCTATAGTAATACTCATTTCTAAAGGTACTAATATACTCTGTTTGGGTTTATCACCTACTTTATTTATATATTTTAATTGTAAAGTATTATAAAAAGTTACTAAACTATCCGAAATACCTGTAGCTATAGGTTCTTCACTTGATAAAGAAAATACCTGGTAAAGTTGATCAAATAAACTTTGGGGGGCTCTTAAAGCTTGAATTTCTTCTTCAACAGTAATATCAACACAAGGTTGTACTATTTCGGGAGTAAATCTATCAGTTACACCTCCGTTTAAGTTATTATAAGATAATACATCATCGGGAAAATCTTTAATTTTTTTATCAGCCGCCTGAGCCGCAATTACTATTTGTGATGCTAACTCTTTAGATATTTTAGAAGAATAATTATATTCATATGCTATGGATTTTTTACCAAATACTTCTAATGTTAAATATTCTATTTTTTTAGGTACGTGGTTTTGATCTATAACTCTAAGAGTTTGTGAACAATCTACAAAATTAATTTTAAAATCATTAATTCCCCCTAGGGATCTATTTACTCCTGCTAAAATATTATCTAAATATTGTCTTAAAGTAGATACTCTATCATTAGTAGATTCCAATAATGACTTTAGGGTGTTAATAGCAAAATCTACATTAATTAATACGTTAAATAATTTACCATCAAATGCAGGTATATCTCCATTTACTACATTAATATCGGGGTGAACCGAAAAGTTTTTTGAATCATTATTTCTAGTTCCTTCCTGAAAATCATATTTAGAAGTATTAGTAGGATCTA